TGATATTTGAGGTAAATTTGTTTGATCTAAATCCATAGACTGGAGATGCATCAAGAGTACCGTCAGAACTGAAACCTGAGTTTGTTCTATCCTGCCAATACTTCAGAACACCAGTAACTTGATCATATGACACAACCCTACCAACAGCTGTAGAACCAAGTCCAACAGTTTGTGTGATAGTTGAGTCAGATGTAAATACCGCTGAACTATATCCAACACCAGTAAGCCTAACAGCGTAAACTGCACTAGCCTTATCAAGTGTTAGGATTGAAGACGAATTATATGATGTTGGATTCTCAATCATTCCAACACGAGCAAACTGGTTACCCGTAATGAAATCAGGATTCTCAGTATCATTCTCAAATCTAGCGTATGTGAGTACATTATATGCACCTAACTCACGATAGATGTCAGACCCATGACCACCAGTAGGTGGAACAATTACATTAAATATTGGCGAAGTTGTCCCAGTAGGAACATTGCCTGCTATCAGATCAACAGTTCCGTAAGAATATCCTTCTCCACCTTTTGACACTGTGATAGTTTCAACTTTGGAATCATTATTGACAACAATAGTTGCTTCTGCTCCAAACCCATCACCAAGAATAGGAACTCTTGTATATGTTGAGTTGGCAGTTCCCATACCAACACCACGATTTTTAATCGTTACAACTTTAAGTTGGCCACTTGATGGTGCGTTTTGTCTTACAGGTGCATCATCTGTACTTGTTTCCCAGTTATTAGGAACAGGAATGTAGTTAGTCGAATCAAACTTAATAGCTTGGCTTGGTTTGATTGTATACAGATATTTCCAGATATAACCATCACCACTGTTGCCTGCCTCCCTAGGTTCCAGATCGGTGAATGTTGGTTCATCCAATGAAGGTCCACCCACAAAGTTATTTTCTGGAGTGGCGTTATTATACAAACAGATATAAACTCTGAAGTCAGAGTTCATAACATAGTAGTTTGCTGAGTAGATATCAAACGAACCCGATGGTTGTGATGGGTTATTACGAGTTATATCACTTCTCCACATATCATAAGTGATACCTGAAGCCCATTGAGTTTTTCTTACAACCTGACTGACATCAGAAGAGTTAATCTTCTTCATCGCCAACATTGTATCCCAATAATCATTAGCCTGATCCAAACTATCCTTCGGAGCAGGGGGACTAGTATCCCAATCAGATTGATAATCTTCTGGGTTAGGAAGTCCAATAAACGCGTAGTAAGAATTAGAGCTGGTCTGAATACCAGCCACAAAATTCTTCGCATTTAAGATACGAAGTTGATCAGTAATTATTGCAGCCATTTTGGAAGGACTTTTTGTTATTTATCGTGGAAAAAGATTACTTTTTGAAGAGATCAATTGCCAAACTACCTGTATCGATATTGGCACCATCACTCACTCTTTTTACAAAGAAATCTGCGTGTGTAGTAAATCTACTAACACCTATACCAACAGGAGTTGTTGCAGGTGTATAATCATTCATACTGGTTTGTATAACATAATCTGTGGCGTTGGAATATGCGGTAGCAAATGTTGCTCTGTATTGACCAGCAGCTATTTGTGAAGCAGTAACTCCAGGAGTTCCAGTCCATGCTGGTGAACCACCAAGAGAAATCTCACCTACCTTACTATCAGCTGGTTCATAAACTGTTGTTGTAGAACCAGTAATTGGAAGAGCTGCAGCCGGTGGAGTGAAATTGGCTGTATATCTTGCTGATTTAGAAACTCTAATATCATCAATATTACCTTGAAATTGACCAGAATCGCCAGCCAAACCATAGTAACCAACATAAAAAGAATGAGTTGTTTGATCACTAATCTGATTATCAATTAATTGATCACTACTAGTTCTAGTAGATTCAGTACCATCAAAATAGTAGTGAATCGAACCATTACCAGGTTCTCTTACAATAGCAATATGATGCCATGCATTATCAGCGAAGGTCGAATTGGCTCTTTGATCTAATAAAAATCCAGTATTACTATTTCCAGCCCCATTATTTCCAGTAGCGGAACTATTTTTATTACTCCAATAGAAGTTGTAAAGAGTAGAACCACCATGATAAAATCCAATCCTCCAGTTATTACTGACACCAGTAGTTGTATGAAGATTTGAAAATAATGCATGAGAATTGGTTATGACAGTTTCGTTTGGAAGTGCACCAGAATCAAAGTAGAACCATCCTTCAAGTGTCCAAGCACCTTCAAAAGGATAATATACAGATCCTGAATTATTCTGTGTGAAACTTAAACCAGTATTGCCAGATTGTAATCTTGCAGTTTTTGTTCCATATTTTAGGGGTGATGCGACTAGATCAACATTAGTAGCGGCCGGGGTTCGTCCATCCTTTAAGTTGGTAACAGCACCAATGTTTGCCTGATCGAAATTCATACGAATCATCGTATTATCCCAATCACTATCTGCCTGATTGACAGTTAATGGAGCCTCTGATAGGAATAGTGCTCTCCAAGTAGTTCCATCATAATAATATGGTTGACCACCAATTTGTTTGACTTGACCAGTGGTTCCTGATGTACCAACAACTGTTGGATTATTATGGGATAGTATTAGAGATGGTGTATTAGTTACTCCAGTGGATGTTCCAGCACCAACGTTAAGATTATCAGACCAAACTGATGCCCATCTACTGGTGTTTGTACCTAAGTTATATGTTGAATCACTAAATGGTGTTATGTGTTTTACGAATGTCTGGCTAGCTCCAAATCTAACATCTTCGAGAAGATCTGCACCACCATTATACCTATTGTATATTGATATACCTTCACTGATATTATATCTAATTGAAGGACTGCTTCCACTCGCTGGAGAAAATCTAATATCAAAGGTTGATGATAAATTTCCTAGTGTGAGGTAACCAGTGCCAGTTTCAAGATTAGTGCCATTTATATCTCCATTGACAGTTATACCAGTATTATTAGTAGCGAGTTTTAAACCACCATTATATAAAAGATTAGTTAATCCACCTTTAACTTCAAGACCAAGATTAGCCGTGGTTTCTGAGGTACCACCATATACATGCAGTCCATTTTTAGCTATGACGACTAAATCACCAGCGCCACCAGCAAGATTATTTTGATTGTGGGTAATATATGCTTTTTGATTACTAGATCCATAAATATGAAAATCATTATTAGAGGCGGTCTCCATTTCGATACCCCTACCAGAACCAAAAGTAATAGTTTGACTACTGACAGCACCTCTAGAAGTTACATCAGCAAGAGTGTCTGATTCTGATGTTAGATAACTAGAAAGATCTGGTGGGGTATAAGAGAAGACACCGTTTGAATTATTATATGATAGTGTTGATATTCCTACAGAATTTTGTGTTACGGATAGATCTGTGAGAGCAATACCTCCGCCACTGCCACCACCCCCTCCACCACTATAATTAACAATATTGAGAGTAGAAATACCAGTAATATTTGCTCCACTACCACTGAATGAAGTCGCAGTCACAACACCCGTAACGGCAACACCACCACTAAGTGTAGAGATACCACTAACTTCTAAGAAATCAGTTCTTAAATTGTTAGTATTAGCGATACCAGTGTTGGTAATGGTCACATTACCAGTCGATCCACTCACATTAATACCAGTTCCACCTACAACATTAGTAACTGGAACTGCAAGTGTTGTTCCATCGCCAATAGCAGTATAAATCTCATTAAAGTTTGAGTTAACTTTAATTGCACCATCAATTAAACTATCACCTGTCCCATCATTAGGTGCAGAACCAGTACTTATTCCTAACTTGGCCATAGTAGTTCTATTTGGTAAAAGTATTTATTGTGTTTATCTAAGTGTCGGATAGATGTAAAGTTTTCCACCCATTGCAGCGTGTGCAGTACACTGATAATAAAGTGTATCAGGAGCACTGAATGGAACCTCAAATTTGAGTGTTCCATTACTTACATCATTATTAGTAACACCAGTATTATATTGTGTTCCAGTAGAACCATTTGCAGTGCTCTGAATACGGAATGGATGTGCTCCCATCCCATTAACGAACTCATAAACTGCACCCCTCGCCAGATATAGATCAGGGTCGTTTGTAGTGACTGGAAATCCAACACCAGTGAAGGTATAGTTATTAGTACCATCAGCACCCAGATCCCACTTTCCAGATACCGCATAAGAGGCATCACCACTGATTGATCCAGCAGCACCAACTGTAATATTACTACTTACATTTAAATTACCATTAATGTCTACACCATTTGAAGTAGTTGTAAGTCGTGTAACTTCTGCAGCCAGACCAGTAGCATAGTATAACGAGAGTCCACCTGTAGTTACAGCACCAGTGTTTGTTTTTAATAAAATAGATCCTTGATAACTCGTGATTCTGACATCACCAGCAGCGCGCTGAACAATTTTACCACCAGTAAATGTATTCTGGAATGTTACATCTTCTGATCCACTAGGCGAAATACTAAAGGATCTACCTTCGAGTGTTATTGAATCGCTTTTCGACTCTCCTGTGATTTTTACACCACTAGTAGTGGTTTCAAGTTTCTTGGAGTTGTCATAATAAAGATCTACAGAACCATTTTCAGTAGCGATGATATATTCTTCAGCTCCTGATGCATTTGTCCAAGAGTTTGTAGATCCACCTCTTAAATTAATTCCACCAGTATTACTAATAATTCTGAAAGCAAGAGTATCTTGATAAATTTCAGAAGTATGAAACTTTAATCTATCATCACTAGATCCAGCACTCACCCCAAGTACAACATTTGCCGCATTTAAATTAATATCACCAGAGAATGTAGAAATTCCACTAAAACTACCACCACCAGTTACGGTGAGATTGCCAGTCTGACCACTCAATCTCATTCTTTCGGTTCTTTGGTTACTTGTTCCTCTTTTGTAGAAAACAAAGTCACCAATATCACCAGAAGAATACCCATTAGAGTGAAACTCTAAGTCATATCTAAAACTACCACCAATTCTATTCAATCTAATGTTAGAATAGTAAGTAGAGTTCGCATCCGAAGAATTTGGACCAGTTAAATTAATTTCTCCACCGCTAGATGAGCCTTGTCCCTTTATAATAATTCCATATTGATTACCAGATGGTCCAACATAAAGGACACTACCAATTGTAGAAATACCAGCAACAGTCAGTCCACCACTAAGTGTAGAGATACCACTAACTTCTAAGAAATTAGTTCTCAAATTATTAGTATTACCAACTCCACTGCCACCTCCACCACCGCTATAATTAACAATATTGAGAGTTGAGATACCAGTGATATTTGCACCACTTCCTACAAAGGATGTTGCAGTGACAACACCAGATACACTTACAGTATCTGCATTAATATTTGCTGTCTGAGCAATACCAGTGTTGGTAATAGTAACATTACCGGTAGATCCACTTACATTGATACCAGTTCCTGCTGAAACACTAGTAACTGGAACTGCAAGTGTTGTTCCATCACCAATAGCAGTATAAATCTCAGTGAAGTTTGTATTAACTTTGACGGCACCATCAAGTAAACTATCACCTGTCCCATCATTAGGCGTAGAACCAGTACTTATTCCTAACTTGGCCATAGTAGTTCTATTCGGTAAAAGTATTTATTATGATGTATAATCCCTATACTTCAAAGGTTCAAACCTAGACAGAAGACCAGAAGAAGAAATTCCAATGATTCCATTGTTACCATAGAAATTAAATTCTTGTGGTGACGTTCTTCCTTCGAATTGAATCTTACCCCAACTGAATCTACCCATATTAGAAGCAGAACTAATTCCACCTGCATATACAGTAAAGGTTCTAGTATCAAGGGTGAATGAAGAAGAATCAAAAGTAATCAAAGAAGAAGAGAATGACTCGGTTGAGATATTGCCAACATTAACAAATACCCTTCTTACAGTGGTATTGCCAACACCAATAACATTTTTCTCAAGAGTGTAAGTACTCTTAACTTGGTATACACAATCAATGAATGATGTAGTGATTCCAATAGGGGTTCCATCAATTCTATTAGAATCGATAGTTTCAGTAGTATCAACATTTGAGTTGAATACTGAGAAGTAATCACCAGTTCCAATACCACTGACTGTGATACCAGTTCCAACATATTCACTATCTCTCATAAACGAATCAGTAGGAATATAGAAATCAAGGATTATTTCATTTCCACCAGATACAGTTGATAGACCGAATCCAACCAGAATACCAAAATCACCACTATATCCATCAACACCAATCTCTTCTCTTACGATAGTTGGTTCCGAGATAAGAACTGAAGGAGGATTAGTGTTTGTGTAACCAGTTCCAGGGTTGGTAATAGTTACAACACCAACACTGCCACTAGAGAATGACAATGTGCCAGTAGCTCTTGTTCCATCAGAAGGATTAGCAATACTCAGTGTTGGAGCTATAGTATATCCAGAACCAACATTGGTTACATTGATAGAGACAGTTCCAAGTCCAGAAACAGTAGCCGTAGCAGATGCTGAAACTGAAATGTCCTGAGACAAAATCTTAATCTTGTTCTGAAAATCTCTATCACCGGACTCAGTATAAGTATTAAAAAGAGGTCTTACACTATCAACATAGGCAATTGTTGAAGCCAAACTGATTGGTTGAATTAAGTAAGAAGAAGGATAGATTAGAGGTTCATATTCGACTCTATCTTTGCCAACTTCTTTTCCTTCAATGATCTTGTCGATCTGTTGCTTACACCATGTCAGAGGTCTACTGAGAGTTGTATCATTGGTGACACCAGGACCATTATAGGTAGTGGTTTGAACACTATCAATAGTATTAATACCGACAACAGTTCTCACATCTTCATCTAATGCAGTTCCCTGTCCCTGTTCTGGATTGTTGTCGATATCTAATGTATCACCAGTTTTAACTGTTTCCAGAACATCAGTGAATACAACATCAACATCTCCACTACCCTTGTAGAATAGTACTTTTGAACTATCACCAGGTTCTGGTGGTTCAACGAACTGAACTGTGCCACCACCAGTGAAGTTATATGCAACTTCAGGTTGTTGAAGGACATCATTGATGAAGATCAATAGTGTTTTGTCAACTTCAATCGGTGATCCTGGTGCTGATTGAATTGAAAGTGCAACATCATTAACTGATAATCTAAAACTTCTACTCAAACCATCAAACTGAGAATCAAAATTATCGAGAACCTGAAGAACACCAATAGAGAATGCATTAAAATCATCTTGGTAGATTTCATCAACAGTAATCTGGAACTCACTAAAGGCTCCACTGGTAGGAATACCAATTGTTCCACCAACAGGAACAGTTATAATCTCACCATTGCCATAAGCAAAACCTTTTTGTTTCAGTTGATAATCAACAACACTACCACCAGCTCCAACTTGAATATCAATAGTTGCAGATTGGCCGATACCCTGTACAGAACTTCCACTGTAGATTAGAGGAATATTTGTATATGAAGCAGGATCATCAATTACGAGTTTGGGCAAGTTAGTTGAGGTATAACCAGATCCAGGGTTAGTAATTGTGACACCGGTAACATTACCACCAGATACAGTAGCTTTACCAATGATTTGAATATTAGGAGTTCCGATACTAGAAGTTTGAACTCCAACAAATACTGTTCCCAGTCCTGATCTATAGCCAGATCCAGAGTTACCAATACTCACAGAAGTAATTGTTCCAGTTGTAGATACAGTAACTGTACCACCAGCTCCAATCAAAGGTTGATATCCACCACCTTCTGTGGATCCAATAGAAACAATGAAACCACCAATGGGAAGATTACTTCTATTAGGATCATATCCATAAGCTGCTCCACTCTCTTCAAATCTGATTGAAGAAATGCCAGAGGCAGTTTCAGAAAGATCATAGGTTCCTTGATTTGCCTGAGCACCTTGTGGTTCCTGGAAGATATTGTTGATCAGGATAATAGCGTTATCTGTTGAGAACCCTGTAGTATTCTGACCTTCACTAGTAAGTCTAAACTCACTTCTAAGACCAGTGAAGTTATTTGATACATCATCAAATACATGGTTAGCGAAATATGTCTCTTTATCAGTATTGACAGGAGCAGTTCTCATAAAGGTTCTACCTTGGAAAGTAGAGTGTGTAGTTAAACCAGTATAATCTCTCTCAGAAGGTGCAGATGATGTGGTAGAGAGTGGAATAGCTCCATATGGTGGAGAGATAAAATTCAGAGTGCTTCCAACAATATTATAAGTACCACTCATTTTAGTGATAGTAGATCCAATACCATGAGGTTCTAAGTTTGTTCCAAGTTGTCCTCTCTGGACAGTCAGGTTTCCGGCACCACCAACACCAACAGAGATAACACGCATCACCTCATCACCAATATTAATTAGATCAGCTGCAGCAATAGATGTAATACCACTTGTTGAGAATATAGAATCAAATACAATATTGTCACTGAGGGATGTTACAATATTTGTTTTAGATAGAGGTGCCTGAATCATATTATCAACAGTGATCAAAGATTTGGCATTCTGTTTCTTAGCTGTGATATTGTGAGAAGTTCCAATACCGACTGAGGTAAATTGTAATACCTCTGGATTTAATCTCAATGCCTTCTCTGCACTTTCTGCAAATCTGACACTACCATCTCCAATCTTAACAACAAACAAATCTCTAGGAAGTTTGTTAGTAACACCAATACCAGTTACATTGGTTGCCGCAATTCCAATAGCTTGTTCTGTTTTATTGCCATCATAAGAGTAAGTTACATTCTCACCAGTAACAAAGAAGTGTTCTTTGAGGAATAGAGTGTTATTGTTAAAATCAAATGTTGTTGCAGTATCTCCAGCAAATTGTCTCTGGAAGATTGGAAGACCATCATGTTTGAGATCAAATGCAGTTCTTAGATCAAGTTTAGTACCACTATAAAGACCTCTATCTGATTTAATATCAACGTTGTTGAGACTAAAATTGGTTGGAGCACTCACATCATCGTCATAGATCTTCTGTTCAATGCCAAATGTTCTGACTTGAACAGCTGTGTTTTCGTTGGGTGTATAAGTTAGATTTCTATACTTACCAGTTGTTGTGAATCCGATCTGGCCAATACTATTACCAGTGCGGACATTTGCAAACTCTACAAAACCATGATTCGATTCAGAAGCGATGACACAAACTTCAAACATCTCATACTGAGAGTTAGTGGTATCCTTGACAGATACAACATAATAACCAGTTGAGTATGGTTCCTCAAACTGAAGGATTGTATTAGCTGATGGTGACCCAGAAGATGCAATATTCTTAAATCCAGAGTTTAATCTAGATTCTTGGAATGTTAATGAAGAGATACCGGTTGCAGAATCAGATATTCTTACAACAGAACAATTAGTTGTAACAGCAGAACCAACATTTGGTGTATATTCAAGAATAAAGTTGCCACCAGATAATCTAGATCCAAAAGTGCCGAATCCAGTAGATGAGTATGAACCAGGTTTGGTTTGCATCTGACCATATTCCACCATATGAACATCAGTTCCATCATGGATCAGGTTAAACTCATTAGATGCATATTCACCTTTATCATCTTCCTGAAGAACAAGAACCTTCATCGCTCTGTCGTTTGCTGCCGTAGTATCCACAATTTGAGTAGTTACTCCATCAGGAACAGTGACCCTATTAGAGCTTAGAGCGACACTATTACCAAGTTGGGTGTTACCAATAGAAGTTATATTGTCCTTAATACTGATAGAAATGGTGGATGTATCATATATGTTGTTCGCAAACTTTACAGGATGGAACTGAAGATTCCAACCATCAGCAGTTGAGAAGTAATCAAAGTATCCAAGTTCTGGATAAGTTTCTATTGTTGCATATTCTTGCATATATCCAATACTTTCACTTTGAATCAGTGAAACAATAGAGAACTGTCTCTCATCTGTAAAGATTCTATCTCTTACAAATGTGAATATTTTGTTGTAGATATCATTGAATTCAAATGCATCAATATCACTATACTTAGTAGGTCTTTCATTGCTGAAAAACTCACCACTAAAGTCATCAATGTCAAGAACTCTATTGCCAACTGATTGGAAGTAATCTGAGAGAATTCTATTCTCAAAGAAAATTTCATCGGAGGATAGAACACCATTTATGATATTATTACTTTCAGTTACATAATCAAAATCATAAAAACAGTGGAGACTTGCTCTACCAACGATGTCAGTAATAGTATCAACATCAGAATCAAAAGGTTGTGCAATAGCCAACGGTTGATCTTCAATACTTATAACTTGAAGGTCAGAGAATTCTTTATATCCAGAGGTATGGTTAAGTGCAGATACTGGATCTTCCCAGGTGTCATAAGGAACTCTAGATTTGATAGAATATGAGAATGTTTGATAATACTCATTATTAGGGATTCTTTGTAGGGAATCATTCAAGAAACCTGTGTTCTTTTGCCAACCATAAGTTATAGTTGCACCAGCACCAGTAGTAATCTCAGCATCAAAATCAATTTTAGTTTGAATGACAGCTTGAGTATCAGAAGATAGACCTTTTACAATTTGACCAACTTCATACTCTTTGGGAGTGTCAACCTTGAGGATTTCAGTAACTGGATTCCAAGATTCAACCCTACCAGTTTGTTTTCCTCCATATAGGATTACTTCATTTTTAAAGAAATCATTTGTTTTAAGGGTGGTGTTGAAGATTGGGAAGTGATTGACAGGAATAACTCTACCAGATGAATTTGGTAGATCTACACTACCAGGAACATCACCATCACTCAGATATTCTTTAAGACTATAATCAACATATGCACCAGGACCACCACCAAGATTGGAATCTGAAGCAGTTACAGTGAAGAACTGGTAACTATAGTTCTCAGAGTTATATCCTTTAGCTGTAGAATTAACACCAACATTCAAATTTTCAACAAAGATCTTACTACCAACGTCGTATGGGAATGCACTAGCATCACTAAATGTGCTGTTCAGATAAAGTCTGACAGTCTTAGTTGATGAAGTATATGACAAAGAAGCAATACCAATACCATTTGTATTATCAATAGGAATGATTTCTGGCGTTACATTATACATTCCAGTAGAGTTTTGGAGAATAGTAACTTGATTATCTGCAAGACTGTAGGTAAGATCTAAATCTTCAACAACTTCTCTTGTAAATCCATCAAGAACAACCAAGCTTGGTGCTCTCAGATAATTTCTACCACCAGAACTAATACCAATAGATTCAAATGATGTTAGAGATTCTAATTCAAGAATTTCAGGTGGATTAGCAATAGGTCTTAAAGTTTCATCAGTTGGATAATCAAATCCAATATTCTGTGAGTTGAACGTAACTTTTCTAATTTTACCTATAGAGGTGCTTTGTGGTTTAAGAATACAACCACTACCGTGCGATGTAGTTACCGTATTGATTCCAGGAATAATATCATAGTTACTACCATTATCTAACATCGAAATACGACTGATCGGACCAAGAGCCGTAGATGATGTGGTTTCATATGTGGTCACTGAGTTCTCAATATTGTATGTTGAAACATCAGGTTCTAGAGAAACATTGTAACTGAAGGTGGTTGATCCGACACCACTAATGTTATAAACACCATTATACCTAGTTTTCTCTACACTGATTTCTTGATGAGAATTTACATCAGTATCAATAAAGATTTCTTTTTTAACATTAGTAATGATATCATTATTGATAGGAACAAATTTGTACCATAAGTTTGTTGGAACTTCATCAGATACCAGTAGAGTTAGATTTGCATCTACATCAATACCAGTTCGTCCAGAAGTTGTAACTTCAAAGGTAGTTTTAGTTCCAGACGTGTCATATACGTTGGTATACTCACTATCACTATACAGTCTTAACTCAAAAGCAGAATAACGAACACCACTAACAACAAAGGAGAGTGATGGATCGGAAAGATCAAATTTAAGTTTATTGTTTCTCTTTACATATAGTGGTGGATTTACCTTGAAAAGGGTACCATTGCCAGTTGATGTGATATCAATAACTTGTGGTCTATCTTTTGATAGTTGGAACTTCTCCTTCACAAATTGAATAGAGTTGTCGTCATATGGATAGATGTAATACAACTGATCATCAGTCAAACCACTGATAGGTGAAGAAGCTTCTCTGTAAAGAACTTTATCTCCTTTAACAAAATTATGACCCACAACGGCCACAGTATTTTTAACAGTATTAGTCGCAGTAATACTCTTAGGATCAAATATGATTCTTCTAGAAGAATCATCATAAGTAACGTTTACTGTCTTAGTGTCAGTTGGTTTAACAGAAACATATACAGTATCAGAAACTGAAAGACCATGTGTTTTAGAAGTTGCAACATTTACTATTGTTCTGGAGATTCTACCAGTTAATACATTATCTTTATCTGTAAGAAAACTGTGGAAGTTATCAGTAGGAACAGATGTGAAGTAAAGAAGACCAGAAGTGGTTCCAACTCCAACAAATTGTGCCTCAGTTCCCATACCAATCTTATTGGTAGAAAGACCAATAAAATCTCTACTTACAGGAGCTGTGTAGTAGAAATTGTATGTATCTAAATTCTTAAATGCAGTAGTGATCCCATTCCAAACACCAATAGCAGTTCCACCCTGTCTATTGTAGTAAAGTCTATCATTTACACTCAAACCATGATTTGGGAGATAGATTTGTTTGGTAGGAACAAACATCTGGGTAACACCCGTTCCAGGATTAGAGAAGGTGATAGTAGAACCAACACCAACAGTACCAACACCTACAACTTCTTGTGGATAGAAGTAATATTCCTTATTGATCTCAAGAGAGTTAGTCGTTTTCAGAGTTCCAAGGTTGATACGGAACTTGCGAGGATCTTCAAACAGAATTGAACCATTAGTGTGCGCTAGACCACAAGAGATACCATCATATTCTCTTCTAACTCTAATTCTTCTTGCTCTGTCATCAATATTGAGAACTCTAATGTTCTCTGTTCCAATACCAAGAACATCATTCTCACGAATGGTTGGATAATTTAGATTACCAGACACATAGAAGTATGTGGTAAGACCTGTAACACCCGTAGAACCGACTCCAAGAGTTAATACAAAGTTATCTGTTCTGATCCCAAGTCTAGAATTAGTGACTCCAGAATAACCACTGAAGGTCGTAGATAGACCAGAGATAGTTACTATATCAGCAGTATTGAACGGAATAGACTGTGTAGAGAAACCAATAAATTGATTCAAATTCTGGATATTTCCAAACTCAATATTATCTAAACCTGTAGTCTCAAAGTTGATGTAATTTACGTCAAGACCAGATACTCTCTCTACACGACCCTGCGCATCAGTTCCACTAGTTCCTTTATTATTAATTAGAATACGATCATTGACTTTATAGAAGTTACCACCAGTGATAATACCAATACTCTCAACAGATCCTTTAGATGCACTTACAATATCTAATGATTGATTTTTTTCTTTATCAGAATTAAACACATAGTCATAACCACTATTATCATCATTAGTATGATATGCAATCGTGTTTCTAAACCACTCACCATTCTCCAGATTGTAATCATTTTGATTACTCAATACACCGAAGTTAGTGATATTTGGTTTAGAATAGAATGTATCTCCAACGAAGTATGGGAATACAGGTCTTCTATAGTTTTTAAAAGGACCAGTAGAATCAACACTAAAAGTATTCAGAGTTGAGAAATAACAATATCTACCATTTGGATAATCAGGTGTAACACAGAAACGACCATTGTGAATATCAAGGTTACCTCTATCTGTAAAAATATAATCCTCAATAAAATATCCAAGAGGGAACAATGATGTTGGTGGTCTATTGATAGGATTAGTTTTTAGTTCATATCCAGAAATCATTTGAGAGATATTTCCACCCTGTGGATCAGTAAATCCATAAGGACCATAGATGGGGTTGCCATCATATGCCCAACCAAGAATTGGTGAGTGATAAGAACTTGTTTTCTCTATACCACCAGCTAGTGTGAGATCAGAGATACCATACTGTGTTTCATCATTACCAGAGATAACATAAGTGTTAGATCTCAAAGGTCTTGGTGCATAGAGGTGACAATACTCGAGCGAGTTGTCGTCAATACTCTCACTCACAAAGCCATCATCAACACCAATATTATCAAAATCTCTTTCGAATAGATTGACATTCCAGTTTCTAATTACAGCTTCAGTTTCAGCATACTTACCTGCAGGTTCCACTTGAATATTAGTTGATCCACTAACATAACCACTGCCACCACTCATGATTTTGACAGAAGTGATTACACCACCCTCAATGATTGGTGTAAGTTTTGCAAATCCACCTTCACCTGTGACAATAAGATTTGGTGGAGAATTATAACCATTACCACCTTTGTTTACAATGATATCAACAATTCTTGAATTACTTACAATAGGTGTTAGTTGTACATCTTTACCACTATTGAATGAGATGTTTGGTTGTCTATTAAAGTTGATGATTTCTGATGACCCATAAGCCACACCATTATTTGTCAGATCAACAGATCGAATTGCTCCTCTAAAGATTGGTTGAACTTTGCACTGGAAGTCTTGACCTGCAACCGTATTGACACCAACAATACCATCAAGCTTGACTTCAATAGGAAGATAGTTAAAACTACCATTACCAATAGTAGAGATATCAACTAATATATTTCTATCGTAAAAATACTTCTTATCAGTTACACCAGTTCCTACTAAAGATAGTGAGAAGTTGTCATTGTCCACCTTATTGACATAATAGTTCTCTGTAGTAGAAAGTCCGACAATACCAGTAGTTGTTGTGGAGTACTTAATAATCTCACCAGAACTATATCCATGGTTAGGAATATTGAAACGGTTACTTGCTGTATTGATTCCAATTACTGGAATCTTTCTTTGATTGTTCTTATAACCTTTACCAGGGTTTGTGATATAGATATCAGCTACAACACTTTTAGTATCAACTGCGGTAATAGCCTGAACTCCTGTTCCAAAATTAGTAATATTAACTGTATTGATACCAACTCTTGCATCATCTTCTGAAGTATGGAGTTTGATAGTAGAAGTATCTGCCAGTTCAACGTAGTAGAAAGCATTAGTTGATAAACCAGCAATTGGATTGCCATCTTTGGCATCATAGAATACCTTATCTGCAACATTCAGTTTGTGGAATGTTGAGAATCCAATAGTATCATTTCCAATATCAATTCTTCTTGCAGAAAGTTCGGAGTTGAAACTGAGTGAATGTTGAATACTTGTCATATTCACTTCAGCAATAGCTTCCTCCGTGGGGCTACCACCAGTGATGGTTACTGTAGGAACATCTAGGTAATCAAAACCACGGTCGATTAGGTTTATACCTACTAACTCTCCTTCGATTGATACAGTTCCTTCTGCACCACTACCATAGTCATCAACGATACTCAATACAGGAGGATTGATGATATCATAATCTTCACCAGGATTAGTGATTTCAATAGATCTGAGATCACCATATTTTAAACCTTCTCCAGACTTATAGTTAAGGATCTCAACACCATTGATAAGAATACCACTATAACCAGGTTCAGTTAGATAGTTGCCAGATTTATTATTGGCTGCAAGAACCTCTCTCACAATATTCTGTGGAGAAAGTTTTTTATTGTAGAAATCATAATAGATAAACTCATTATCTACTACAGTACCAATTATAGTTACAAACTTATTGGAGAAGATATCTGCTCTAGATCTTGCAAGTTTAATACTTGTAGAGTTAATTCTCTTCACATAATAAACATTAGCATCTATATTCTCAAATTTACTCTCTACTTCAGTTGTAACTGTGATTCCATCAGGGGCAATTGTTGTTGATTTAATTACACCTGGTTTGTAGAAGATTGCATCACCATTTAAAAAACCATGATCTTGGTTTGTAGTGAGAATAAGAGTTTCAAGATCATCAGAAGAACCGGAGAATGTGATCTTCTTATCATAAGGATCAGTGAAAATGTTTGAGTAGTTGGGAAGTGAGTTAGATGCAACTGCTACATCACCATTAAACTTCTGATATACATTCTGAACATTGGCAACAAAGTTATTCAGAGTAGAATACTTACCAGAGTTTCCTTTAAGGAGTTGGTTCTCAACTTTGACATATGAAATACTACCAATGTTTGCTGCCAACTTTGCAAGAAAAGTGTTTGCAGATGAAGATCTGATTACAATTCCAGGGAGTTGCAATCCACTATTGCTTGTTAACGTAATTTGATATCCAGATCTTAGGAAATGGCTATCAAGTAGAGTGATGAAGTATGATTTCTCCAGTTCATCAACTAACTCAATGTCCTCAATATTCCATTCTGTTTTAACATTAGAATACCAGTTCTGGGATCTTTCATCTCCTCTCTCAATACCGAGAGTTTGGATGTTGATAGTATCACCTTCATTATAGAAGTATGAATCTTGTTGTAGTTTGAATTCTTTAAGAGTAGAAGTAATACGAACTTGAATTTGATTACTAGTATCAAATCCAACATATGCATATGAATAATCATCTAAACGAATATCTTCTTTTGATGCAAAAGTATCATCAACTCCATAAACATTGAAGAACTGATTGATACTTTTACCAGTATATGCAATCGAAACTATATCTCCTACATTATCTTTGATGATCAATTTACCAGTATCTGGGAAACCAATAGTTGAATCAACATCAAGGATAGTTGCGCCAATACTTACATTATTCAGAAGTTTTGTTTTGGGATTAACCTTAAACTCACCAAAGATAGAACCAGTAACACTGATGTCTCTAGCATATCCAGAGTCAATGCTTATCTGATAATATTGTTTGTCACCATAGTTAATTGGTTTAACATCAGATATAGAAC